TAAGGCAGGATTGATTCATGGGGTTAAGGCGATAACTGATTGTGTTTGGTTTTGTATTCATGCCACAGACGAGAAAGATCCGTCTAAAGTGGATGAGATTTTAATTAAAGGAGAATAATATGCCATTCGGTGCAATTATAGGCGGGGCATTAGGATTTTTAGGGGCGCAAGAACAAGCATCTGCCACAGAGTATGCGGCAAATCAGTCTGCGGCGGCTCAACGTGATGCGGCTAGGCAAGCGGCTGAAGCGGCTAAGTTTCGCCCTGTAGGGATTACTACCCGTTATGGCACATCAAACTTTCAGTTTGACCCTAGTGGTTATTTGTCAGGCGCTGGTTATACAGTAAGCCCTGAACTAAGAGGCTATCAAGATCGTTTGATGGGTTTAACTGGTGGCGCTTTAACTCAAGCAGAACAGGCTCAACAACAGTATCAGCCATTATCACAGGCGGCTACAGGATTGTTTGGATTGGGTCAGCAGTATCTTGCACAGAGTCCTGAACAGGTTGCGGCTAAATACATTCAACAGCAACAGGATTTGCTTGCTCCTAGCCGTGAGCGTCAGATGGCTCAGTTGCAAAACCAGTTGTTCCAACAAGGTCGTAGTGGTTTATCTGTAGGTGCTACAGGTATGCGCCCAAGTGGTGCTGGCGGCTTGGGTGCTACTACACCTGAGATGGAAGCCTACTACAACGCATTAGCGCAACAGGATGCTCAGTTGGCGGCACAAGCACAGCAAGCTGGTCAACAGAATGTTGCGTTTGGTACAGGATTATTTGGAACAGGAAGCCAGTTGTTAGGTCAGTATCAAGCTGGTCAGGTTGGCGCATTGAGTCCATTTCAAACTTATTTGGGTACTGGTCAGTCTATTGAGGAGATGGGTCAACAGCCTTTAACCTTGGGGGCGGGTTTGGGTGGTCAAGCGGCGGCTTATGGCGCTAATGCTGGTAGATCATTATTAGCTGGTGGATTGAGTGCCGCTGAAACGCAACAACGTGGTTCTAGCTACAGTCCATTGGGCGGCTTATTGCAAGGTGCGGCTAAAGACCCAAAACTGCAAACTGGATTTGAAAAGTTGTTTGGTATTAATCAACCATATGAAACCTACAGTGGATACCAAGTTGGACCACCACAGCAAGGACAAACTCAACCTTATCCATATACAAGTTTTTCATTTAATGGACAACAAATCTAAGGAATAATCATGGCAACCTCAGACATTCTCGGTTTGTTTACCACTCCTGAACAGTACCAACTTGCTCAACGTCAAGCGCAAGAGGCTGAAGCATTGCAATATGCAAAACTTGACCCTATGTCTCAAGCACAGTATGGGTTCTATCGTGCTGGTCAACAGTTGGGTGGTGCTATTGGCGGTGCTTTGGGTGGTCAAGACCCACAGTTGCAGATGATCTCAATGCGTCAACAGTTGGCTAGTCAGTTAGACCCATCTGACCCTGCTTCATACATGAAGGTTGCACAGTTTGCGGCTCAATCTGGTGACCAACAATTTGCTACTGCTATTGCTAATGCAGGAAGACAAGCGGCTGTTCAGGTTGCACAGGCTAATAAAGAGCGTCAGTTGGCTGTTCCTGCTAGGATTCAAGAATCTCAACAAGCCGCAGTTATTTCTCAGGCTATTAGACAATATAAAGCACTGCCACAAACACCAGAAACAACACAAGCTATTGAGACTTTACAACTTCAATTAGATTTCCTTTCTCCTAAACAAAAACCAGAAGCTATCGCCGATAAATTGCAAATTGCAAGACGAGTTTCTGAATTAGAGACGCAATTAAGTTCGGATACTGGAGTTGTTCTTCCACCTCAAGTTCGTGCTGGATTGCAAGCAGAACTCAATAACCTAAAAACACAACAAAAAGAAAATGTAATTGATGTTGGACTTGCTGAGAAAACAAGAGAAGTTGTTTATTTTGATAAAGATAGTAGTGAACAATTTATTATGAAGCCAGACGCTACTGGAAAATTGGTACGCACTCCCTATAGCGGCGGCATTGACAAAACAACTTCAAAGGTTTCCGCAACAGCTACTTCTACTACAGGTGGAATCAAGGAATTTAAAGATATTCCTGATTTGAGAGCAAAAATTGTTAACGTAGTTGACCCATTTAGAAAAGCTGTTAATGCAACAGACATGGCATTGGAAAGTCTTGATTTATCGATTACGCAAAATAATTTTGCTGGATTTAATGCGGCTCGTGTACAGCTTGCAAAAGCACTATCAGGTGGCGATTTAAGCCAAAAAGAAATTGCCGCCGCTGGTGGTGACCCATCTATTTTGGGTGGTCTAATTGATGCGGCTTCCACAATGTTTAGTGGAACTCCATCTTTTGACACTCAGAAAAAAATCAAAGATACGATAAATGCTATTCGTAAAGTTGCTCTTAAAAAGGGTAGAGACGAAATTTCAGCACAAAGAAATATTGCTTCTAGATCAGGTTTCAACAAAGATGATTTTGAAGCGGCTTCTGATATACCAGAATTTAGGGCTGGAAAAGCCAAGAAAACTATTACTCTGAAAAGCGGAAAAACAGTAACTGTTCAGGAAGATTAAAAATGTTCACATACACAATCAATGGTCAACCTTATAGAACAGAAACAGAATTAACCAATGATGAATTAGAAGAATTAACTAATGTTGTAGGTGTTGGAACTCCTGCCCCCAAAGGAAACTATTTGGTTGAGGCATTGCGTCAAGGGCCAGCAGAGACTTTAGGAATGCTTGCTGGTGCTGGCGCTGTTTTAACTGCTCCATTCACAACTCCTAGATCTGAGTTAACAGAAACTCCATCTGAAATATATGGGCGTGTACAGAAATCTGTTTCTCAACCAATTCTTCAGTTTCTTGGCTCTACTGGGGCGCAACCACAAACAGGTGGAGAAAGAATAATTGCTCAAGGAGCTAAAGCTGTAACCGACCCTCTTTCTTATGCTTTTCCTCCATTAGCGGCTATCAAAAGACTTGGCATTCCAGCGCAAATACTTGCAAGACCAGTTGAGCAACAAGTAGTTGGCATGGGCGGTGAAGCTGGAGGCCAAGCTGGAGAGTATGCTGGACAAAAAGTTGACGCACCTGTTGCTGGCAGATTATTTGGTGGCATTGTTGGTGGCGCAACTACATCCAGCGTTGCGGGTGGCACAGCAAAAACAGTTGAACTTGGAGCAACAAAAGGATTAGACCTTGCCAAACGTGAGTGGTCAAAGATTAAAGGCACAGTTCCTGAAGATGAACTTTTGCGTGATGTGGACAATAGAATTAGCAACGTGTTTATTGCCGCTGGAGCCGCAGACCCTAAGTTCATGGATTTGCTTAATCAAGCCGCTAAAGCACAAGAGAGCGTTTCACTAAAAACAGCGGGTCGAGAAAAAGTAGAAATGCCAATAAGTGCATTGTTGGCAGACAACCCTGTTATAAATTCATTCATACAATCTTTATCTGCCAAAGACCCTGTTTTTAGATCACAATACGCAAATCAATTCGAAGCGGCTAAAAATGCTTTAACTCAAAACCAATTAAGATTATTTGGCGACCCTTCAAAAGTTAAAGTTGAAGTAACGCCTGTGAACATAGCAAAAGTACAGGAACGCAAGGTTCGCTCTATTGACGATCAAATTGCTGATTTATCAAAAGATCAAACATTAGACCCGACTATTTTTGGTCAAAGAGTTGCTAGTCTTGTAAATATTAAAGAACAAAACGCACTGAAAGAAGTTGCTCCTCTTTATACAGAGGCTTTTAATATTGCAAAAGCAAAAAATGTTAATCTGCCGTCATCGGCTGTTGATGATATTTACAATTTTGTGGCTAGTGAACAAGCATCTGATATTTTTAAATCATTCCCAACTATTTTTAATCGTGTAAAGGCTAAATTTCGCCCTGAAGTAACTCAGCCAAGTGCTATTCTGACTGCTGAGGGAGCGCCCATGACTCAAGGAGGAGTGAAATTTTCTGCCGCTACTGTTGAAGACCTTGACTCTTTGAAACGTGAGATAAATAAACAGTTAAGAAAAACATCTGAGCCAGCAGACATTCGATTGCTTACAGAATTAAAATCAAGAGTTGGTGGACACATAAACTCTCTAGACCCTGAGTTTGTAACTGCATATCGTAATGCAGACAACAGTTATCTGCAAAAGGTTGGTCTACCTTTTAGTTCTGAAACTTTGAAATCAATTGATCGCAAAAAGTTTGTTGAGCAAATTTCTCCTGCAATTATTGGAAACAAGTCAAATGTTGTTGACTTTATCAATGCTACAGGCGAGGAAGGTGTGCGTGTTGCTCGTGATGCCTTCTTAGATAGCTTTACAAAAGCGGCTCTTAAGAATGATGTTATTGATGTAAAAGCGGCAAATAAATGGCTTGCAAACAACAAAGGTGGGGTATCTTTAATACCTAATCTTGCTGAAGAACTTAAAGAGTCTGTAAATAATGTTCAATCTTTAATTTTACAAAAAAATAGACTTAACACTGCATTCAAAGAAGTAGCTGGTGAACAAATTGTTAAAGCTGAAGGATTTACTAATCCACAAGAACTTGTTAACAAGATGTACTCTGATATAAAGTTTACAAACAAGTTTATGTCAAACAGTGGATATGGTCAAAACAAAGACGCTGTTAATGCGGCTAGATCATTTTTATTAGATGACATTGTTCGATCAAACGACCCTGTTGGGATGTTGAACGACAGAAACAAAGCGGCTGTTTTTAACAGAGTATTTGGCCCAACTTATGCAAAAAAGGTACAAGATTTTGCTTTAGTGTCAAGCAGGTTGTCAAACGACATTAGCAATGTTCCTTTCCGTGGAGAGACTGTCCCAAGAACTCCAATTGAAGAATTAACTGGAATACCTCCAGAGCAAATTATTTCAAGAATCTACAATCCTGTCTCTGGCCCTACATATGCAATAACTTCATTGTTCAGTAAATTCTGGGCAAATAAATCATCAGCGGCTACTGAAGAAAAGCTAAAAGCATTGCTGTTAAACCCATCTGATGCAGTAAAAGTGTTTCAAGCTGTTGAGCCAAAAGTCTCTGGATTTGATCGTAAAAAGATTGATGATGCAATTGCTATTGGTAGAAAGTATGGCATTCGTTGGATAGATGATGCAGTTAATGATTTGCAATCTGGTGCGGCACGAGGTGGTGTGCAACAGTTAACAAATGAACAGCAACCTCAAGAACAACAGCCTGTTGAATAAGGACACAAAATTGATCCAATCTCTATTTGTCTTCTTGCGGCTGGCTTGGTCAAAAACATCCAAGCTGGCTGTGACCTTTACAAGCAAGCTAAAGAGTCTTTTGTTGAAATCAGGAACACTGCTAATGAAGTTGTTGCCATTGGTAAAGAGGTTAAAGGAATCTGGGGTACGCTTCTTGGATTCTTTGGCAATAAACCTAAACCTCAAGTTGCAAAGCCTGTTGGAAAGCCTAAAAAATCTGATTTTGTTGCTGTTGACGAAACTCAAGTCAAAGCTGAAATAGTTAAGAACCTAACCGAGTTTTTCAAGTTACAGGAACAGTTAGAAGCGCATATCAGGGATTCAGAGGAGAAGGCTAGGACTGTAGTTTTTGCTGATGATGTGAACTTGATGGAAGAAGCCCTAAACAGGGTTTTAGCGCAACAAGAGATGGAGAGGTTGGTAGTTCAGATACGAGAGTGCATGGTCTATCAGTCGCCCCCTGAGATGGGTGCTTTGTATTCTGAAGTGTTCAGCATGAGAGACATCATTGCTGAAGAACAAGCAAAAGCAAGGAAAAAGCGGGATGCAGAATCATGGCTACGAAAGGAAAGGGAGCGACTTCTAGCAGAAAAACAAGCGTACCTGTTGGTAACTTTCCTGTTCCTCCTATACCTATGGCTGATGATAGGTCTGGTAAGCAAGATTGGGAGAACGTAGTGGGATGGATTGCCGCTTGTGTTCTTGTCATATTGCTGTTGCCTATTTTGGGTATGTTGTACATGGATGTACTGCAAACTAGAAATGAAGCACAAGAGCAGGTTCAGAAGGTTGAGAAACTCAGAAGACAGATTGAGCAGAAAGAAAGGGAGAAAGAGAAATGAATATTTACTGTATTTGGGGCTTATCAATCCTGTTGGTACTGTTAGTTGGTTGTGATGACCGCTACCGCTATCCCTGCCAAGACCCATTAAATTGGTCTAATGCTGAATGCAAACCCCCAATCTGTACCGCTTCTGGTACTTGCCCTGAAATGTTAGTTAAAACCGAACAGGAGAAGAAATGATGCCTACTATTGGATATAAACCTAATAATCGCCTGACTGCTGATGAGATTGAAGTCAGAGTATGGGCATTTGTCATTGTGGTCTTGGTGAGCATTCTGTTGGCTTCTATGGGTATGTTTCTGTACTCAGTTTCGTTTGTTCAACAGCCAATGAACGGCAGTATGGCGGCGATTGACAAGGTATATACACAGCAGATTAGCACCATCATGGTGTTCATCACTGGTGTTTTGGGTGGTGTAGCTGGTAGGTCTGGAGTCAAGGCGATAGCTAATGCGAGTGCCAAGGCTGAAGCCATTGACAACGATGAACCCCCAAAGCCATGAGTTTGTTTAATCCTTGGGTGCTGTTGGGCATCCTGCTGGCGATAGGTAGTTCATTTGGTACTGGTTATCTCAAGGGGTCAAATGATGAGATTGCTCGTCAACAACTTGAGATTGCCTCACTTAATGCTCAAGCAAGGGAAAAGGAGCAAATCCTTATAACTGCTATTCAGAACCAATCTTTAAAACTTCAAAAGGCAAATCAAGATGCAAAACTTGTTCAACAAAAGCGCAATGCTGATATTGCCGCTGGTACTCTCAAGTTGCGGATTCCTGTCCAAGCCCCCGTCTGCCCCGTACACACCGCCTCAGATGCCCCCGTTGCCAGCGGAGATAGCGTTCAAGCAACAGCCGAACTTGACCGAGAGGTTGCTAAATCTCTTGTCGCCATCACAGACCAAGGAGATGCCAACACAAGACAACTCAACGCCTGTATCGATGCCTATAACGCCGCCTACCAAACCCTGAAAGGAATGAAATGACTCAATTAAGTGCCAATTTTTCACTACATGAAATGTGTAAGTCGGAAACTGCTTTGCGTATGGGGCTTGACAACACCCCTGATGATGAAGCAACAGAGAATCTGAGACTGCTTTGCGAGAATGTATTACAGCCTGTTCGTGACCACTACGGCAAGGGTGTAAAGGTCAATTCTGCTTATCGCTCTCCTGAGTCCAATGCGGCTGTTGGTGGGTCTAAGACCAGCGATCACTGTAAAGGTATGGCGGCAGACATTGAGATTCCTAGTGTCGCCAATGCTGATTTAGCCCAATGGATTATGGACAATTTGGACTATACACAGTTAATCTTGGAATTCTACACACAGGGTATACCCGACTCTGGTTGGGTTCATGTGTCGTATGACCCTAATAACCTCAAAAAGCAGGAATTGACTGCTGTTAAGGTGGCAGGGAAGACCCAGTATCTCCAAGGACTACAGGCTTAATCTGACGCTTGCAGAAGTGTTTGGGGACAAGGTGTTCAAAGAAGATCACCTCCCCGCACTTCTCACATAGCCATGCTTCACCTCGGTCAATGGTGGTGACCTTGTTCCCATGTTGACCATGCCTTCTGCCGTAAAAGGTTCTTATCTTACGAATCATTTACTAAGTTTAGCCCTTGAATAGATCAGGAAATCTTTCTTTTCTGTCATAGCAATGCGTTCTCTTGCGTTTTTGCCAAGAATATGACCCGCTGTTATTTGCTTGAGTTTCTTATCTGTTGTCCAGATACTAGGTTGTCCTCGCCAATCAAAGTCATTCTTAGGCTTGTTCATGTGTAATCACCCTCTTGAGTGTGTTCTAAAAGTCGTTTTTGAAGTCTAGCAATCCTGTCCTCGTTGTATTGCATGGCGGCGTGGGCATACTCAGCGGCAGTCTCAGCTTCCAGCTTGCGTAAATGAGCATCTTGTAATTCTTTGGCAATTACCTCATGGATAGTTCTTGCTCTCAAGATGTCTTTGACATACTTGATTGTTGACTGCCTGAAAGTCATAACACACCTCTCATTTCCCATCCCATTAAAAAGTAGTTCCATCGGGTTTGCAAAGCTGGCACGTTGTATCTGTCTTTTGTTTTGCTTAAGTCTGTTTGACCCTTTGATCGCATCATTGCTTCAAATACTTGTTGTGCTTTGCTCATTTGTTAATCCTGTGGTGGTGTGCAAGTGTGAATGGTGGTCAAGTCTTTTGTGCGTTTACCGCATCTTGGACAGAAGTTTTGTTCTTCTGGCTGTGCTAAGACTTCTTTTTCACCGCACCAGTTGCATTCTTTCTCAAATGCAACCATTGATTGCTCTGCTGGACAAAAGTGCTGTTTCATTTCTTCATCCCTTCAATGTAAATTGCCAAGCCATCAATCGTGTCTTTACCAAATCCAGTTAGCTTTCTAATCTCTCTAGCAACTTCTTCAATTACGTTATTGCGTAGTTCGTCATAAAACTCCTGTGCTGATTTGGGCTTTAGAAAGTTTGCTTTGACAGACTCTTGTCGTTGCTTGGCTTGTCGTTCAATATCGTTGAATGCTTCATCTTCTTCAGTCATTGTCAGCCTCGTTTTGTAGGAAATAAAGCGCACCAATGAGGATTGCACCAAAGGCAATCACGACAAATGCACCAAACATCATTAGCATAAAAGTTACAGCTACATCCCACATTAAAGTCTCCTTTATTTGTCCAAAAATTTAGAGTTCATAACTTCGGTGTAGCTGAAGTATTCCTTAAAACATTGGGGCAAAGATACAGTCTCAGTGCTGTAACCTTCCACCACGTTGTTGTAAGTAAATACTTTCTTAGGTATCCGTACACCACTGTGAACAAAGTCCCTACCTAAATCTGTTGGTCGCCACGTTCCTGAATATTTAGAATCCGAATCTTCTGATCTAGGCTCACGCTCCACCAATCCCCACCACTTCAACGTAGCCAATTGGTTTGAACGCACCAACCATCGGGGTGCGGTATTTGGTACATCAACCCATCCCAAGTTATCAGCCTGTGCTTGACACAACCACATTAAAGACTTTGCCATTGTCTCGTTGATTGATCTGCCATAAATTCTTCCCCATCTATCACACACAGGGCAATGAGTGCCATCATGCTCAATAGCCATGCGCCAGCTATCTCTTAGACTGTTTAAACAACTATCTTCCATATCAACTCCTATCAATTAAAAAGTTAGTGGGTACTCACTTGCGCTTTCCCCGTTGGTTTACATCAGAAAGGCAGGTCTTCATCCATATCTAGGATGGAAGGCTTCTTCTTTGGTGAGGAAGTATTGGCTTCTTCTTTAGGACTTACTGCAAGACCCATGAACTTGCCTGATTTACCCTCTTTAATCCAAGCTGAGAGCCAGTAAGACTGACCAT